TATCTTTATCTTTAAGAGTATGGAATACCCTATAGAAAGGGTTATTTAAGGGTTTAATTTTAGAAGTAGTGAGTAAGTCTAGCTACCTGACCACTTTTTTTGTCGTGTAAAAATGCCTCACAAGCTTTTGGCACACCACAAAATCCTTTTCTTGAGTGCCAACTATCAGCAGAAGAAGGGCTTCTCATATATTCTACAGTTACACCTATAAAATCTTTAGCATCTAACCATTTATGCTTTACTTTGTGATGTATATGATGTAAATACCAATATCTAAACTTACTTTGACTCCACATTACAGGCTTTTCTTGAGCCATTAATAGTGGTAATTTATCCATTTTAGCACCATCTCCGTGTTCTAATCCTATAAGATTCTCTCCGTATTGATAATATTTTCTACTAGCAACTGAAATGTCAAATTTAACATCAGAAGCTTTCCTAAACCAAGATTTTAATGTGTGTGCTAAATGAAATCCACTTTGATAATCGTGATTACTCATTGAATGTAGCACATCTACAGGAGCTATCTCTCTTAATATTTCTATTACCTTAACATATAACATTAAAGCTACCTCATAATGTTCCCACCATTTACCATCAGTATCTTGATGAGTTCCTTTAGTTGTAGTATTATATACATTGTCTATGTGTAAAACATCATTACCAATACAAAATAAAATTCTATCAACATCAAAACCTTTAGACTTGTCTATAAGTCCTTGAACACCCTCTAAAACCCTCATAACAGCAGTTTCACAGTCGTAAGCTTCTCCTGTTTCTAATTCATTAGCATACTTGCCTATATGAATGTCTGCAGGATTTATAACTAAAAGATGTGTTCCTTTTTTTCTTTTTATTTCTTTATAGTCAGGAGAATATCCTTCTATAAATTTATTTACATTGTCAAATATCTGATTTTCATCTAATCCACAATCATCTTTTGTTACTATAGAGAACCTGTATTCCCCACTAGCTGATTGCCAATGCTTTACAGACACTACATCTTTTTTATCTATACCTCTTTCAGATAGATGTGTATCTAGTGCTGTATTATCGTTTATATTATCTACTGAATTTGCTCTATATTTATAAACAAGGTTTTCCTCATCTACAGATAGTCTTAATCTTCTTCCGTAATTTTTCATATACAAATTTATTAAAAATATATAACCATATAAAAAAAAAGTGAGAAGTTATTAACCTCTCACTCTTAACTACTAACTATCCCAAAATGAAAACACTCATAAAAGGGATGTAAAGATAGTAAATTATTTTAAATAACAAGTGTTATTTTTTTAATTTTGCTACATCAGCAATTCCCTGACCTAATATTAGTGTCAAAATAGCGTAATAAAGATTAGCTGCAGTAGCTTCATCTACCCCTAAGAATGTTACTAGAGCAGGAACAACTACAGAGCTGATAGCATACCAAAACTTTTTACTTTTAACCATTTGTCCAATAAGGAATTTTTCTAAAAACTTTTTCATTTTATAATTTTAAATTAATAATAATGCCAAATAACATTTGGACTTTTCTTTTTATCAGTGTCCAAATGTATGAAATTTTTCCCAATCCCAATACGATTAAACCCTGTTTTTATTGCTGCCTCTAGTATTCTATACCTTTCCTCACTACTTGCAGCGTGGATATCTACTGCATTGCAAGGTATATTTGTATGGCTTGAGTTTTTAACTCCACCAATTTTAGTGTTATGTTTCGGACTTCTATATCCTGAATTTATCTTAAATGGTATTCCTGCTAGCTCTCTACAGTTATCTAATTTCTTCAAAAATGCCAATTCCATATTTTCTCCTGAACCACTATCAGTAGGACAATCAAATTCAGATAATTTAAAATATTTAATATCCATATTTCTTAGTTTGTCGTTATACCACTTATTTCCCTTAACCTCTGTATTCTTTTTTGTAGGCATTTTGACTTTTTGAAGCATTTTTTGAATGAACTTCATTCCTTTTTCTGGCATAATTAAACTTAAAAATAAAATTAATTTTAGCCATATTATTTCCTCTTTGATAGCTTGTAAAATTTATAAACTGTAAAAACTATAGCTAATGATGTAGAAACAAAAAGAAGAACCTCATTACACTCACTCAAACTCAACCCTATCACTCCTCCATTTGCAATCAAAACCTCCGTTGTATCTTTCATTGTATTTTTCACTTTTTATTAATTTTCGTAACTAAATTCTAATGTTACATTAAAGTACGCAACATTACCACTTGTATCTCCTTTTATCATTGTAAAAACAATATCCCCCTCACTTAAGCTTGACGAATCAAATGTAGTTTCGGTAAGTTGTTGTAGTGCATCTAATCCTCCTGACAATCCTGTTATTGTCATCTCTTTAATCAAAGTAGGTGTCAATGGAGTGGTAACGCTATCAACAGGAGCAACCTTACATAGTGCTAAAGTGCAAGTATTGTCTGAAGCGTTTAAAGTCATCCAACCACTAATCTTTGCAACAGAGCAGTCGGATTGAACCGTATAACCACCTGCTTTAAATAAATCACTAACATCCATATCAACAGCACCAACAGTTCCACTCCCATAATCTCTATCGTGTTCAAAAGGTGCTTGTCCATCAGTAAAGTTCTTTTGTGCTTCATAAGTTGAGCCATTAACGGTTGAGTACCCTTGAAATTCCTTAACAGTAGTTTTTATTGAAGCTTTAGGAATCCACTTTAAAGAGCCATTTTGATAACCACCTGTGCCTGCTCCTTTAGTTAAGACAGTTTCATTANTTGCACCCTGATACCCTCTAGGGTTGTGTATATTAGGGTCTTGAAGATTTTTATGTTCGTTTGATGCCATATATTATTTTATTTTAACAATTACAATTTGAATCCCCCCTCAAGTATGGGTTTCCACAATTTGCACAGCTCTTTACTCCATTATACCCATATATACTGTCGTAGAAAATCATTCCGTGATTTTTATATGTATCACTCATAGATTTTGGCTTATTACTTTCAAATGTAGGATAATCTCCCTGCTCATCACTAGAATTTAAAAAATCCATCATATCTCTTGAGAATATTTCTGCCTTTCTGTATGTGTCTTGTTTGAAAGTATTGTAAGTGTCTTGACTTATAATTCTTGAGAACTCATCTGTATTGTGAACCACTCCACTAGAAGATATATTACTCATAATATCATTAACCACTTCAAACCTAACAAACCAAGAAAGACAATCCTCTAAGTAGTATTGCATAAACTCTTGATTTTCAGCAGTTAAAGTGCTATCATTATGTTGTTTTTTTAACTCTGCATAAAATTTCTCGCCTAGCAGGGGTCTAATATGTGCTAATTCAGCCAACACTATTGTGTTCTCAGAAATAAGAGCAGGGTCTGTGTTTTTATTAGTAAATGTTTTGTCAATTACCTCTCCTGCAGAAACTAATGTTATATATTGTTTAGTATTAGCCATATCTTATTGTTCTATAGTTATTTCTTTACTTTCATCAACCTCTCCATCCCCATCATCATCTCTCTCTGTAACTATAATTTCTCTATCAGCAACAAACATATCTCCATCCTCTAGCATAGGTAAATCCTCATCAATCAATGCTCTTTGCTCGTTTATAGTAAGAATTTGTTTAATATCAACATCATTAGAGTATGAGATTGGTGGCTCGTAATGTATCTTTAAGTCCTTAGGGTCATATCCCAACTCATTATAAAGAACAGTTCTTATCCCATTCAACAATAACTCAGAAGTATCTCTAATTACTGTAGTCATTACTAAATCATAAGCAATTCTAATCTCACTTCCTGTATTGTTCATCTTTCCTGAACTAACAATACCTGAAAGTGATGGTTGCCATCTATTAGCAGTTATAATATTTTGGTCGGTAATTTGTTGTAAATCAATCCAACTACCCTCTTGGTCATCTTTAATGATTTGAACATTAGCAGGAGATGTATCTCCATTCTTTACTATAAACAATATCTTACCATTATTTCCCTCTCCTACAAACTTCTTTTGAGCTTCGTGAACCATTTTCTGAGCTTCCTCCTCTCCCATATCTCCACTAATTTCAACAATAGCAGAAGGCTGAAATCCATTTAAGAATTTAGTATGATTCCATTTTCCTATCTCATAATCAACACAGATATGCTCTAGTGCTGCTACATAATCAGGAAGTCCGTAAAAGTTAAATGTAGGTTCGTAATCTTTAAAGTGAATTACAAACTTATTATGTGCTACTCTAGGATATAGAGGTAGTCTTTTTATTTTTTTGTCTTGATTCCAATACTTACACCAATCAGGGTTTACATAAACTTCTTTCTTGCTTTTACCCATTCTAACTGTTGTAGCATCTAAATGATATAAGTTTACTCCACCATCATAAATAACACACTCAAGGTATGCGTTACCAAAGGTATAGTAGTCATCTGCTAATTTCTTAAATACATCTCTTAATGATTCTTTATCTGCATTGACATCCTCAATAAATTCCTTTAATGATTCACTTTCGCAAACAAATTTAGCACCACTTGTAAATACAGTTTTCTGTGCTAATACACTTCTATGTGTAGCCGATTTTCTCTTAAGTTCTGCTAAATACTGAGGAAAAAGATTATCATCCCCAAAAGGAACCCACTCGTTGCTAAGTGTTTTAAGGTCTTTTACTTCAGTTATGCTTGGTGGGACTGATAGGTCAAATACTCCAAATTCAAAAGTATTAGTCTTTTGATTTCTTCTCTTTACTTGAGCTTTCTTTGGGCTTTTTGCTAGTGTTTTTTTCATTTGATTTTTCTATTTTGTCTATACAATCTGTTATATTCAATTCTTCATAAGCATAAGCTAAATCAGCTTGACTTAATTCTTTTCTAAAATCTACACTTTTTTTACCTGCAAGTCTAACCCCCTTCACTACCTTGCTGTTTACTTTATATTCTGCCATAGTTAAATATATATTTGTCAAAATTACACTTCTTTCTTTATTACAGTCGCACATTATTAAAAAGATATCAATAAGAAAGTGTTATTAACTAACACTCTCTTATGGATATTTTATTATTAAGCTCCTGTCGTTAATCCTAAACCATCAGCATCAATAGTGATAGTACCTTCATACTTTCTAGGTATTTCATATTGAATACACCCTATAGTAACCGTAACCCCAATTTCATCAGAGTATGCTGCTCCTGTACCTCCTTCAATAGACCTTAAAGTACAATATTGCTGCGTTCTAAGTCCCTCATCTTGATTATTTAAAGTATTTGAAACCCCAATAACTCTATTGTGGTCTTGATTTGCTGTAGGTGCTGTAACCCCTGAAGAATTATCATTGTTATCCACAATTAGAGCCATCATACAATCTCCACCTTCAAATGCGTGTAAGAGTCTAAATTGCTCAGGTGTAAGTCCTGGAATAAACCAAGAAACAGCACAATCATAAGCTGTAAACTCTTTACCCTCGTTAGTTGCAGAAATAGTTACTGAAGAAGATTCAATTCTGCTTTCAAAAACACCCCATTCTGCATCAGAAGCACCATTTTTAATAGATGTTATATCGTGATTTGCATCATCAAATACAACCACATCTCCTGATTGCCATTTTCTAAGTGCTATAAGTCTTGTACCACCTACTGCTTGTAAGTCTGAACAATTAATTGCCATTCCACTTGCTATTGCCATATTATTTTATTTTTATATTATTATTAATTAAGATGTAGTAGATGTCATACTTGCTGTATATAGACTGATAGTACCTGTATATAATCTAGGAGCTTCCCATTGTTTGCAGCCCATAGTTACAGTCCAACCATTATCATCATTATAAGCGGCTCCTGAAGCACCCTCTGCTCCTGTCATACTAGCATAAGTCTGATTTCTAATAGTTGCTTTTTCATTACTATACTTTTGGCTTACACCTAATACATAATTCTTACCATTATTTCCTACTGCTATTACCATCATACAAGTGTCCATAAGTTGCTGTAAAACAGCAGCTTTTGCACTACTCATATCAGGCATCACAAAACTTAAAGCACACTCATAAGAAGTAGAACCATTTTCTTTAGCTGCAGTAACAGTAAAAGATGGTAATTCGTTCTTGAACTCAAAGTTTTTCCAAGTAGCTGTTGAACCCCCTGTATCTACAATGCTAGAAATTGCGTGAGAAGTAGAGTTGTTTGAATAACTAATAGTATCTCCTGAAGCCCAAGTTCTGATAAGAATATTTCTTATCCCTCCTGCTGCTTGTAAATTATCACAAGTTATATTTATTCCTGTTGTTATTGCCATTATTTATTATTTTAAAAGTTAAAAAAGTATTTAGGGAGGAATTTCTCCCTCCCTGTCTACTATTAAATATTACCCTATTAAAGTAGCACCATTAACTAAAGAGTTCCAACCATAGTTGAAGCCCATAGTAAATCCTGCTCTTACATACATATTCTCAGAAACCTCATCATAGAACATTTTTAACTCGTTCTCAGGTCTTGAAACATCCGTACCAATAAATAAGTTAGCTTTTGCTGTATAAACAACACCATTAGTTGTTTGATTAGTTGTTGTTGCTCCTGATTGAGTAAACGCTTCAGATACATCAATTCCTGAACCACCTGCTGCTAAAGCTAAAGCTACATCCCACTCATACATAGGAACAACCTCAATTCCTTTGTAGAATAATCTTGATTTTCCTGCTTGTGCCTCAGAGTGTCCATAATCAACTGCTCCTGCTACTGCTACTGCAGTTAAACAGTTATACCAAGCGTTATATACATTTGGTGTAACAAACATTCTTTTCTCTCCTGCAGGTACTTGTTGTAATTCAGATGGTGCAGTATTAAACACATTATCTAATAATGAAATAACATCTGCGTTACTGATTAACCCCCCTACTGTTGCATAAGAAGCTGCTGCTGCTGTTGTTGTTAATGCTCCTGTTACAGGTGTGAAGTGTGCACTTGCTGTTCCATTTGCAGCTGAAAACGCATCTCCATCTGATAAATGCTTGAATAACCCATCTCCCATTGATTGGTAAGAACAGTCAGGAGTACTTGCTGAAATAGCAGCCTCTCCAAACCACATATTTCTAACCATATCGTTAGCAACACCTGCTCTTACTCTGTTAATGATTACTTCTGCTAATTGAGTTCCTGTTAAATCAGGCATATTAACTCCGTTTTTGTAAGACTCTACAATAACTTCATCGTGAAATTCTTCCCAACATTGAGTTTGTTTTACAGAAACATTTGAAACTGTAAGTGTTTTTTGTGTTANANTAAATCCTNCAGGATTACAAGTATTAGNTGTTCCACATCCTGAGTGTACTGCCGTGATACCTCTTAAAGCAGGTGCCATAGTTATATTTTGCTTATATTTTACTGAAGGATAGATAGTATAATTTCTCATAATATCATCTGAAGTAAACATAGGCTCTAGTAAAATTTTACTAGCATAGGTTCCTGTATAAGATGAACCCAATCCATTTAATGCTACATTTGCCATTTTTTTTCTTTTTTAATTATTAATTATTATGATTCATTTTAGCTACTAATCCGTTCCAAAACGCATCTTCTTTTTTCTCTACATCATTTTTTACTACTGCAGGGTCGCCATCTGTAGAGATTTCAGTACCCTTTGCATTTGCTTTACTTAATAAAGCGTTTAGTCTTTCTACTTCTTCAGTAAGAGTTTCTTTTTCTCCTTCTAATTCAGCAATAGACCCATTAAGCTCAATAGTTTTAGTTTCAAAATCTGAGAATTTGTTTAAAATCTCAGTTTCATCTGCTATAGTTATTTCACTTACTTCTGTTGATTCAACAGCCTCGTTGTCAGATGATTCACTTTTTACTCTTGCGATAATATCCTCAACTTTGCCATTAAACCAAGCTTTTAACTCATCAGTCATTTTTTTACTTTTTAAATTAACACTTAGTTTATTAGATATTTCCTCGTTTGTAATATTTTTAAACTTAGAAACATCATATTTGGCTGCTACCTTAATAGCATCCGAGATAGAATCTACAAAGCCTAGCTCATATGCTTCATCAGCATTTAACCAAGTTTCCTCATCCATCATTTCTTGTACCTTATTGTAAGGTAAATTTGTCTTTTTAACATATATATCAGCAATTTCTCCACTTATCTTATCTAAAAGTTTTGCTGTTTTTTTCATTTCTTTAGCCTCTCCCATTGCTCCACCCCAAGCGTTGTGAATCATAAATAAAGAGTTCTCAGCCATAACCACATTATCTGCAGCCAAAGCAATAACACTACCCATACTTGCAGCTATACCTTCAATGTAAACTGTAGTTTCAGCAGTTCTTTTTTTGATTACATTATAAATAGCCATTCCATCAAAAACATCTCCACCTACACAGTTAATGTGTATGTTTAGTGCAGAGTTTTTAAAAGGCTTAATTTCATCAATAAAGGATTGTGCATTTAGTCCATAAGCACCTATCTCATCAAATATATAAATATCAACTATACTGTCTGATGCTTTTCCACTTATGTTATACCAATTTTTCTTCATAGGTGCAAAAATATATTTTAAAGATTAAAGTTTTGCGAAGTTTTAGGAATAAATTTTAATAAGTTATATTAGATGAGGCTTCTAGCTTCTTTCTCTCCTTATAAACTATAGTTTGAGCCTGTCTTTCTGATATATGATATTTAATAGATAAATCCATAAAAGTATAAGTTCTATTACCTTCATTAAACTTTAAAATAGTATCAAAATCATATATTATCATATAATTTCTTAAAAGCTTAGGACTTATTATCCCCCTTTCAATTAAGTGTCTAATTGTGTCTTTTGAAGTAGGGTCGCCAAACCTTAAAGAAACCTCATCATTTAATATCTCTAAATATTCCTCAACAACCTTAATGTCATTTTGTCTTTTTGCCATATTATTTATTTGATTTAGTTTTTTTAGATTTTGCTTTTGCAGTTTTCTTGACCACCTTTAACTCCTCCTTCTCTTGCAGTTTCTGTTTAGCATCATTTATTTGTGTAGATATTAAATCAGCAAGACCGTGATAAAACTTAACAACACTATCTCTACACCCTCTACAGGTTTTGCTTTGCCTTACATTTGGAAAGTGCCTGTGCCACATATTAAAGAAATAATTGAGAGAATGGCCATTATACATATTTTTGCCATTCATATCGTTGAGGTTCAATTTCTTTTGTGCTACGATTTCATTCTTTTCATCTTCTGTCAGTTTAGACAGGACTACATCAAATTGATTTTGCATATTATAAAGTTTAGTTATTACTCTTTCCATTTACCTGCAGGACACTCCCCAAAGAACTCTTTAGTTAGAGTTGCTTTAGCATCTATAAAGCAAGTGCATTTACCACATCTTGCTCCTTTATTCCATTTAGGATATTTCAACATTAAGAAGTTTCTGTAAAAGTCGCACTTTTTACAGGTATCTAATCTATCTTTCTTTACTTTTTTATCAACAAACATTTGTTTATTTCTTTGGTTATTAAAAAGTTGCGTTAGCTTGTATAACACTAACTGTTGATTGGCTGTCTGTTATATCAGCTTCTACTACTACTACTTTTCTACTTCCTCCCATTGCTCCTAGCATTTGAGATTGATTATTTGCACTAAACTGAGCTTCAGTAAATTGAGGAGAACTTAACAATCCACCATCAGCAAACTTAACGCCACCACCTGCTGCGTTCATTTCAGATAATTGACCTCTAAACATTGCTGTACTTCTTTTATTGATTACAGCTTCTCCACCTTCTAGCTCATTTACTCTACCTCCTACTGAGAACTTAACTCCTCCTTGTGCGTGGCTAGGTCCGTGTACCATTCCCCCATTAGCATACTTGTCCCCCACTACCCCTCCTTCTTCAAATTTCATAACTTTTCTAACTAAAGCCATTGTAGCAATAATAGCTGCGATATTGAATGGGAAAGGGATAGCCATTGCACTTGATAAAATAGAACTTATGGCTTTTGGGATAAGACTAAGAGTTGTAGCTACTGTGTTAGCTATTGTAGAACCTGTAGCTATATTTTCTGATGCAGACTTTTTTATGTTTGCTATAGTTTCTAGGTTTGTGCTTAGAGAAGTTATAGCAGATATAGTATTAGCTACCATAGATATTTTATTCCCTGCCTCTTTTATAAAGTTAAGACTTTCATTATCTCCTGCCAATGAAGTTAAGGCACTACCTACACCACCCATAGCAGAAATCTGTTCTTCCATCATTTCCTTTTGCTTCTTATTGACCTCAATATTATTCCTTAAAATGCCATTATTAATATCAATCAACTCTAAAGC